AGAGGGAACAACCGCCGGGGGGTCCGAAAGGGCCCCCCGGCTTTGGGCCGGTGGTGGTGGTGACGGAGGCGGAAACAGATGCCTGACATCGTGGCGACCGTGGCGGATCCAGAGGCGAACTCCTATCTCGAGTTCGAAGACGCGAACGACAAGATGGATTCGTACCTCCACGCCGAGGAGTGGGCCTCGATCGACGAGAGCCAGCGGATGCGGATCCTGATCACCGGTACGCGCCTGATCGACCAGTACCAGGCGTGGGGCCCGAAGTCGGACCTCACCCAGGCCCTGTCCTTCCCGACGAGGAAGGATTTCGACGCCGACGGAAACCCCGCCATCCCGGCCGAGGTGAAGCGGGCGCTCCTCGAATACTGCGACTACATGGCGGCCGGGGACCTCGATCACCTGAAGAAGCTCCAAGCCGAAGGGGTGACGAACTCCTCGATGCTCGGCCAGAACGCGACCTTCGGAGCGGACAAGTCCCAGCTGCCCGCGGCGACCCGGAAGGAGCTCGACAAGGTGTGGCTCCGCCACAACTCGCCGACCGTGGTGCTTCAGTCGCCCTACGAGACTCCGGACTGCGGCTCGATTTTCGGATAGACGATGCTCGACGTCCTCTTCAAGGAAACGGTGACCCTGCGGCGCGCAGCCGAGGGCACCCGCACCGCTGCGGGCGGTCCCACCTATGCGACCGTCCGCACCGAGGCGACGCTCCCGCTACGCATCAAGTGCCGCATCGAACGCGGCGTTTCGCGCTCCTACGGCCTCCAGGTGACGGAGGCCGACGCCGACGCCTTCATGACCTGCCGCCGGCCGACCGCCGGCGATTTCAGGGAGACCGACCTGGTCGTCGACTCCGAAGGGACGGTCTACAAGGTGATGCGCCTCGAGGCGATCGAGCCGCTCTTCGGCTCCGCGCGATACCTGAAGGCGACGCTCAAGGAATCCCGCCTTCCGGTGGAGGCGAACGAGTGATGGTGAAGCCGCTCTTCACGATCGACACGGGCCGCCTGAAGGCCGATCTCTCGAAGATCGGCGACCGCCTGGACTTCGCCCGCCAGCTGGCGCTGAACGCGACCGCCGAGGCCATGACCATGCACGGCCACGACATGATCGCCGACGCCCAGAAGCGCCTCGAGCCCCAGACCCGCTCGGGCAACCTCGGGGCTTCCGGCGGCATCACGGAGCCCGAGTTCTCCAGCGGCGTCGTGACGCTCGACCTGGGCAGCAACATCGAGTACGCCCGCCAGGTCGACCAGGGCGGCACCATCACCGCGAAGCGCGGTCGGATGCTCGCGATCCCGCTCGATCCCGCCCTCACGGCCTCGGGGGTTCCTCGGTTCTCGAGCCCGCGCGAGATCCCCGGCGCCTTCGTCCTCAAGCTCTGGGGGAAGGTGTTCATCGCGGCCGAGGCGGGGAAGGGCAAGAACCGCGTCCTGACGCTCTTCTACATCCTCAAGCACAGCGTCACCCAGAAGGGGTCGCACTTCTTCAGCCGCACGGTCTACGAGAAGGGCCCGCAGGTGGGTCGCGCGATCGCCGACAACGTCGGCCGCGCGCTGGGAGGGGGGCGCTAGATGGGGAGCCGCATCTTCCGCGTCACGGGCTTCGAGGAGGCGCTGGCCGACAAGCTGGCGTCCTCGTTCCGCTTTTCGTCCCCCGAGCTCTCGAGCCTGGTGCTCGCGGGCGGCCGGAACATCTTCGTGGACGAGCTCCCCGAGGTGGAGGACATCTCGGACAGCACGGCCGCGTTCGATCCCAACGCGGAGCCCACGATCGGCATCTACACCAAGCCCGGACCCGGGCAGCCGCCCGCGGCGAGCTCCGGGAGCCGGATGGAGTTCAACGTCGACATCCTGCTCCGCTTCGGCCGCTCCATGGCGAAGACGAAGGGCTACTTGGGCGAGGTGATCAACTGGTGCCTCGCCAACCTACCCGGCGCCGCCGCCGGGGTGTTCCTGATCCGGGCCGTCGTGCCCGTCCAGCGCCCCGTTCCGTTCGAACGTTTCGGTGACGATCATGCGGTGGCGTCGTCGACGCTCCGCTTCCTGGTGGTCCCCCTGCGATAGAGGAGGAAAGGATCCATGGCAAACGAGACCAACGTCAAGGCCGGCGCCCCCCGCAACCCCTCGATCGCGGGTCGCGTCGGGGTGTTCTTCAAGAAGTCCGGCGACACGAAGTTCAAGGAGTTCGGCAACATCATCGACCCGGCCATCTCCGCCGAGATCGAGCGCCTGGCACACTACTCGACCCGTCGCGGCATCCGCGCGAAGGACCGGGAGGAGATCTCCGGCCGCTCGGCGCGCCTGTCCTTCACGATCGACGAGATCAACAAGTCGAACCTGCAGTTCGTGTTCGGCTCGAAGGACGCCGCGGCGACCGACTCGGTCGACGTGAAAGAGGGCCGGATCTGGACGAACCCCGGCTCCGGGCAGACCATCACGCTCGGCGACACCGCGATCAAGAACGTGGTGGTGACCTCGGTTTCCGAGGAAGGCTCCGAGACGACCTACGTCGTCACGACGGACTACACCGTCAACCTCACCACGGGCGTGCTCACCATCGCGGCCAACCCGGGCGCCCTCTACGACGCCTCGGCGGTCCCGGAGATCCACGTCGCGTACGAGAAGGCCTGCACGTCGAAGAGCTTCGCGGCCTTCACGGGGGACGAGATCAAGGGCGAGATGTACTTCCAGAACCTCACCCCCGGCGGCCCGAAGTGGGTTGTCGTCGCGACCAACTGCACCGTGAAGAACAACGGCGACATCCAGATCGGCGACGGCGCCAGCTGGACGCAGATGGGCATCACGGTCGAGATGCTGGAGGACCCCCAGACGGGCAAGCTCTTCAAGGTCCACGTCCTCGACGCCGGCCAGCTGTAGGCCGGGGCGGCGAACCGATAGCGAAAGGAGGCGAAAGTGGCGGATGAGAAGGCGGCGGGCGACCTGGGGGTGATCCCCCCGGCGTTCGAACGGCGGCGCGACGTGATCCTCAAGGACGGGTCGAAGGTCACGATCGAGAAGTGGAGCATCTCGAAGTACGGCCGGATGGCCGTGGATGCTCTCCAGGAGGGGAAGGAGCGAGACACCGTCAAGCAGTCGCTCCTCCCCGAGCAGCGCGAGAAGGCCGACACCATGTCCGACGAGGACGTCGAGACCGTGCTTACGGCGGCGATCGAGTTCAACATCGATCCCACGCGAGTAAAAAACTCGCTTCGCCTCACCAAGGCCCGGCTCGCGATGGCGGAGGCGATGAATCAAAGCGGGCAATAGAGTCGACGCTCGGTCTTCTGTGCAAGACCGGGCTGGCGACGATGAACGAGATCTTGGCGTGGGACGGACCTTGGAGCCCTGACTTGGTGAACCTGATGATTCCGGTGGCGGAAGAGATCGAAGCGGACCGCGCGACGCAGCTGTTCAACGCGACGCTTGCGGCCGCTGGCTCGCTCTTCGATCCGAAGCCGGGCGAGGAGTTCAGCCGGGCGGTGGACAAGGCCCGCCGGTCCATCAGGA